GCACGAGTCCGTGTCAGTTCTGCGCAAGTTCGCTTGAACTTCGCCCAGGACGCGACGGACCAGGAGAAGAAGGATCTGGTGGCGTATGTCATTAACCACCTGTCCAACGCGACTGTGCGTCCGTCCATCTACGGTCAGGAGCCCTTCTACTGATAAAGTAGAGGGTGACTGCCGTATATGGCGAAGCACACAGGGACTGACGACAGTCAGTCCATCTCGCAAAAGCTCCTGGATCTCCCTATGGGAGTTCTGGCTATTGGAGTCTCTCTATGGCTAATTTCCGTCCTCGCCCTCTTAGGAGGGCTCGCGTTGCTTGTGCTCCGCCCCTCGCTCGTATTCACGAGCGACTCGCCAAAGCCTTCGGTGTCCACGCAAGTGGAGCCATCGGAGAGCCTGGCGGGAGCTGTCTGTTCGTTTCCCATCTCGGAGGAATAGCAAATGATCTCGTTCAAGAGTCAGCGTCAACTGAAGTCCTACCTGACCACCGTGGAGAACCCGGAACTCGAAATGCTTCGCATTTTCTTTGCGAATCGGCTCGAGACGGAATCCCTGATGAATCAGGAAGAAATGCTTCTGAAGGAGCTGATCTCTTGGTATTCGGGATCGGCTATTTCTTCGAAGAGTGGCTCTCTAAACTTGAGTCAAAAGGAAATAAGCGAAATCGACGAAGCTCTGTACAAGTACCGGACGAGAAATCTCCGGAACGAGGACCAGAGCGACGTCCCAGTGACGCGGGTGGTTGGTACTCAAGCATCGGTGGACCCGGAAACGGGTCTTTGCCAGTGCGAGGAGTGTCAAGCCATCCCGCTTCACGTTCGCCTTTCCCTCTAGACGACAAGGAGAGGGTCACGTGGGAACGTTTCGACAAAGCGGAACAGTCCTGTTTTGAGGTTAACCAACGATCCGAAATGCAATGGAGTCAATCTCCATACGCGCGAGAAATTCGTCTCGCACGGAAAATCGCATCTAGGATTTTGGGACCCTTCGACTGGGACCAAGCAGCACGAAGTTTTGGGTGGGGCCCTGGCGCCACTACCAGACTGACCCGACGCGAGTCGGACGCTGCGCACAAATACTGCGGTAATCCGCATGCAACGATCGGTAACGCGGTACTCGCGAACACCGTAATACGGTGGTCTCCGGCTTGGGCTCAGGGTTTAACCGAGCTGCCGCCGGACGAAGGCGTGGGGTATGTGAAAATCGTACCCGGAAACCGCGTGGTCACTGTCGCGAAGAACTATAAAACGGATAGAACCATCGCTATCGAACCGGACATGAACATCTATGTCCAGAAAGGTATTGGTGGAGTCATTCGCAACCGTCTTCGCTCCATCGGAATTAATCTCGATGATCAAACGAAGAACCAGAGGCTGGCTTGTGTTGGCAGCTTATCTGGGCGGTTGGCAACTATCGACCTTAGTATGGCTAGTGATTGTATTAGCCGACTTATTGTCGAGAAATTGATCCGTTCCGACTGGCTTGAGGCACTTGGGCAGTGCCGGAGCCCCTTCGGAGTTCTTCCTTCTGGTAGGAAAATATTCTACCAGAAGTTCTCATCCATGGGTAACGGTTACACGTTTGAGCTGGAGACTTTGATCTTCTTGTCCCTGGCTTACGCGTGGGCCCGACTCCATGGAGAGGAGCTAGATCGTATATCCGTGTATGGGGATGACATTATTGTCCCCAGCACGATGGCGGATGGGTTCTGTGGCCTCCTTTCTTGGTGTGGGTTTACACCCAATGCTAAGAAGAGCTACTGGACTGGTCCGTTCCGAGAGAGTTGTGGTAAACACTACTACTCAGGGTACGATATCACTCCGTTTTACGTCAAAAAGTACGACCGGGGGCTCCTGTCCCTGTTCAAGATCCATAACCAGTTATGGCGATATGTTGATCGCTGTGACTGGCTGGGGACTGAACGGAGGCGGGCGCTCTTGGACGTATGTCGGTGGTTGCGTTCTTATGCACCTGCCGAATGGCGTAAGCCCTTGATAGTTGACGGTTTCGGAGATGGGTGCTTCGTCGGATATTTTGACGAAGTGTGTCCCAAATTCGACCGAAAACGCGGGTGGGATGGCTATTGGTTCAAAACCGTAGTCGAACTCCCGGTCCTAGATGATGATGTTAGTCATCACGGGCTTCTCGTAAAAGCGCTGTCGCGTATTGAACGTAAATGCAATCGTGTTCAGTACTGCTTCAGCGACTACGAGTACGGCTTGTCGCTCCTTATGGACGACGAGGCTGTCGAGGTGCTCCCTGTGAAGGGGAGACGGTATGTAGTTTCCGAGGTATTTGTATCGTCCTCGGAAGTACATAGACAGTGCGCCGGCCATTTCGCCCCGTAAGGGGTGATGGCATTTTGGTACGTTAAATTGTACCTGGGTTTTACGAACTTTGTTCGTAATGTGTGGG